GCGCCGCGCGGGTTTCGGGATTCCAGAAACACCGAGGCCACCGCTGGGGGTGGCCTCGATAGGGAATTCGGTTTCAGTCGTTTGTGGATCCGGGGGCGACAGCCCCATCTGCCGCTCCAGTTCACGCCAATGGCGTTCCTCGAAGCGGTCCAGCCCAGCGGCAGCAGCTGCGGCCCGGGCATAGACGTAGCAGTCCAGGGCCTCATTGCGCTCGCGGGTCTTCTGCCACTCCCGCACAGGGAAGCCGTTGCGGTTGCGGCGGGTGATCAATTGTTCGGCGCAGAGTTGCTGAATGAACTCGGCGTCCACCTTCGGCAGATGAACGAAACCCGCAGGAAAGATGACCGTGACGTCGTCCTCGTCCACCTCGGCGGCTTTGCGCAGGGCGTTGTAGAACTCCAACTTGGCGATGCCCACCGCCACCGAGTAGACCTTGATACCCCGGCGCAGCTTCTTGCCGGCCTGGGTAACGTCTACCGCTGTTGGCGTGCCGATCAGAGCCGCGCCTCGCGGCACACCCTTCACCGCCATCAGCCGGTGGTCCTTCGCCGTGCGCACGAAGGCGTAGGCCTCCTGGGTGGCGAAGCCGGTATCCAGGGCGATACGGGCCAGCGGCATCTGTGCGCCCGAGGCATGGGTCCAGGATTCGGTCAGTATCTGGGCCAACTGACGCCAGACCGTGTCCCGCGCGGTGTCGCCCATCAGCACTCGGTGCTCGATGAGCCACGCTTCCTTGCCGCGCCCGAAGGCCCAGATCGAGGCTTCGATGCGATCCTTCTGTACGTCGGCGCCGCCTACCAGCAGCAGGCCGCCGGAGGGAATGCTGCCGATGCGGTAATCCTCGCGCCGCTCCAGTAACCGCTGCCAGTCCGGCGCCTCGCCTTCCTCGATCCAGGTCTCGCCCAGTTCCGTATTCTTGAAGGTCTTGATGGCCGAAGCCGATCCGGATTCCTTGTTTACGGAGGATTCCCAGGCGGCGGCGATGTCGCGCCAGAAGCGCCAGCCGATCGGGCTGTAGAGCGACGACAGGTGGAAGCCTGCGGTTTTGCTATTGCTGGCAGCCATTGCCCGCCACTCGCCCGCCGCCAGCATTGCGGTCTTGTGATGTTCGGCAATGGCGGTGTCGCAGGTTTCGCAGACGTAGGCCGCCGTCTCGGGATGTTTCTTGTCCCAGCGCAGTTGCTCGAAGCGCAGCCACTGGCGGTGGCCGCAGTGCGGACAGGGCACGAAGTAGCGGCGCTGGTCGGACGCCTCGTATTCGCGTTCGATCGCTGACACCCCGGCGATGGTCGGGGTGGATACGATGAAGATCTTGCGCCGCGCGAAGGTGCGGGTGCGGGCTTCGGCCAGCGAAATCGCGTCACCCTCACCATCGACGTCTAGGGGATATCCGTCCACCTCGTCGAGGAAGAGATAGCGCACCGGCATGCTTCGCAATCCGACGGCGCTGTTCGCTCCGGTCATCACCAGCACGCCGCCCCTAAATTCCTTGGCCAGGATGGTGTTGCCCGAGTCGCGGCTGCGGGCCGGCGAAATCAGTTCCTTCAACGTGGGCGACTCATCGATCAGCGGGTCGATGCGCTGCTTCGAGTTGCGCTTGGCCATCTCCACTGTGGGCGACACCGCCATCATCGGGCCGGGCGCGTGGTGGATCACGTAGCCGATCCAGTTGTTGCCGCATTCCGTTTTGCCCAGTTGGCCGCCGGCCATGAACACGATGCGCTCGATGGGCGACGTCGGCGACAAGCAGTCCATGATCTCCTTGAGATACGGCGTGCGGCTGGTCCGCCATCGCCCGGGTTCCGAGGAAGATTTGCTGGACAGCACCCGGTGCCGGTCGGCCCATTCCGACAGGGTCAGCATCGGGTCGGGGGTCAGCCCCTCGCGCCAGGCGCGTTCGATCTCGATGCCGCCTTCGTAATCCATCAATCCACCTTGGGGCGCAATTCGCCCAATTCCATCAGGTGCGTGCGCACCGCCGCGTCCAGGGCGATGTGCAGGGCATGGGCATCCATGCCGAGGGTGGCCGCCATCTGCGCCGACACCCGTGCCGGCCAGTTGAGCCAGGCGTCGCGTTCATTGCGCGCCAACTGGAAGACATGGGCGATGGCCTGGGAACGGTCGACCAGATCGCCCTTGAGCCGGGCCAGGCGCACCTTGTTGGTCTGCGCCTTGACCACTTCGTTGACCGTGCGAGCCTGCAGCAGCGAGGTGCCGCCGGTGCCCAGACTGGGGGTTTGCGGCTCGGCCTGGGCCGGCGCTTCCTTGACAGTGATGGTCTCGGCCCGGCGCTGGGTGCCCTGTGCCGGGGCCTCGGTGTTCTTGTTCCACTCCCGATCGACCTTGTCCGGATCCAGCGTGCCATCCGCCTCGGGCGTGATGCGGCCAGCGCGAATTGCCTTGTGTACGGCGGTGTCGGACACCCCCCGATGGCGGGCGTAAGCGCGAATCGAGAGACCCATGGAATCCAGCTAAAAATTGATGGTTTTGTTCGAGATAAAGCTTGGCTTGTCTCTGGCACAGCGCGTTCATGACCACACCATCAACCACGTCCACGGAGACGACCATGACCACGCAAACCCCCGAAAAACGCCAGGAACTGATCGACGAACTGCGCGAGATCCAGGTGCAGATGCTCGAGTGCATGGAGCAGGCCAAGACCCTGATCAAGCAAAGCGGCCTGGAGATGACCCTGCAACGTGCCGAGTCCTACTGGCTTGCCCACGCCAAGATGGCCCTGACCAACGACCACGGCTACCTGGGCGGCTCGATGTGCTCGATGGAAGACACCATCGCGGAAATCGAAGCGGCCACCGAGGACGACGAGGACTGATCGAGATCAGGAAGCCTGGCGAAACGCTTGGCTTCCTGCTTGAACAGCGCGTTCATCACATCACCATCAACGACGTCACAAGGACACGACCATGACCACGACCATGACCCAGATCGACACCATTTACGCCCTGATCGCCCAGAAGCACCTGCGCATCGAAACCCTGGAAACCCGCCATTCGGATCGCCTCGATTTCCACGACGTGGCGGTCTGGAGTGTCCGCGACGCCCTGGAAGCCGCGTTTAAAGCGGGCGTCGAAGTCGGCATGAACGTGTCGCGGCCCTCCGAGCAGGAAATCGCCAGCGCCGACTGAATACAGATCGAAGCCCAAGCGCGAAACGCTTGGCTTCACCTCGGAACAGCGCGTTCATGACATCACCATCAACCAGCAAGGAGCACGACATGACCACCATCAAACTGACCGAATCCCAAACCACCATCCTGACCCAGGCCGCCTACCGTCCTGATGGCGACATCGAACCCCTGCCGCCCACCCTGCGGGGTGGTGCGCGGGCCAAAGTAATCGGCGGACTCACCACGCGCGGACTGATCGTCGAGCAAGACGGCAAGCACGTCCTTACCGACGACGGCTACACCGCCATCGGCCGCAGCCGCCCGGCCCATAATCCGGAACCGACTGAGGACGCCGCCTTGGAGGCCGATGTCGCCGCCGCCGAAGCGACCTGGCAGGACACGGCCAAGGAGACCAAGCCCCGCACCCGCGAGAACAGCAAGCAGGCACAAGTGGTTGCAATGCTGAAACGCGCCGAAGGGGCGACGATTCCCCAGGTTATGGCCGCCACGGGCTGGCAGGCGCACACGGTGCGCGGCACCTTTGCCGGGGCCTTCAAGAAGAAGCTGGGCCTGAACCTGATCTCGGAGAAGACCCAGGGCGGCGAGCGGGTCTATCGCGTAGGTTGAACGGGAGTCACGATCATGCCGAATCTCATCCAAATCATGGAATCGCTTCGCGAGCAGCCGCGCCCGCTCAACGCCGAGGAGGACGCTTATCTGAACACCCTCATGGTTGAAGTTGCGGGCGCCGAGAACGATGCCCAGCGCTGGCGCATCCTTGAACGCGAAGGCATGAACCGCATCAACATCGAAGCCTACGGGTTTGACGCCGATGTTCTGGCCCATGTCTTTAAATTGCGCCGGGCTTCAATGAATTGAAAAGCTTGGCTTCTCAATCACACAGCGCGTTCATGGGGGCGTCATCCACGTCCCCAGGAGCCATCAGATGGACTTCCACCTTTACAAAGCCACCCGCGCCGACGGCACGGTGTACTTCTTCCACCACCGCAGCATGGAGGAGGCCAAGGTCTTCGCCAGCGATGCGGTCAAGGTCATCGATTGCCATAGCCCGGAGGTCGCGCAATGAACAGCATCGACATCCTGGGGCAAAGACTCGGTACCGCCGCCCTGACTACCCTGGTGCGCCTGTGCCCGGAGATCAGGATAGCCAGCCCGGCGCGACAGGAGGCCGCGTGTGCCGCGATGCGCGCCAAGTCCAAGGAAGCCATCGACGAGTTGCTGGACGACGCCAAGGCCGTGCCCTGGCTGGCGGAGGTGGCCTTTGCCAGCGCGGTGCTGACCCTCGCCAACGAGGGGGTCAGGGTGTTGAGGGGTGGCTGAGTAGAACTCCGGGAAAGCGGGTGAATGCGCTTGGCTTATCAAGCTCACAGCGCGTTCATACGGATGTCGATTACCCCCCAACGCACCAGGAGAACCGCCATGACGACCATGACCATCAGCATCGAACGCACCCCTCGCACCTTGAACTTCGGCGGCACCGCCATCGAGGTCGAGGAGTTGGGCGTCCGACTGCCATTTGCCCGCAAACCTGTCGACCTCAGCGAGGTGGGCGGCAACGGACAAACCAGGGTTTACATCACAGAGACCAAGGAAGTGACCCCGGCCGAATTCGATACCTTTGCCCGCAGCCTGCTGGTCTCGCGCGAGTGGCTGCGCGGCAAAGGCGGTGGCACGGGCGACGGCTACCTCTGCGTGGAGGTCACCGCGCCGGGCCGCCCCTACCTTTACGTCAACCCGGAGGGCAGCGATTACGCCCGCTACGTGGCACGCCTTGGTTGATCGAGAAAGATTGAAAATGAAGCCTGAATTGCTTGGCTTCTCAATCGCACAGCGCGTTCATATGGGTGTCGCAACCAACACCCCGCAGGAGAAAACGATGACCACCACCAACCACACCCCCTCCACCCAGAACGACGCCTGGGGCTTTTTTGGCACCATGAACGAACACGCCAACGTCGCCTGGCCGATCGCGATGCGCGCGATTTCCGAAGCCACCGGCCAGTCGCTGGAAACGGTCCGAATCTTTATGGACAGCCGCTACGGACGCCATTTTGCCGACAGCGTACTCAACCAGATGCACAACGGCGCAAATCTGGATGCCGCCATCGCCGCCGCCACGCAAGAGTGGATGGGCTGGACGATCGGTCGCATCACCAGCAAGGAATACGGGATCCCGCGCGGACTGCCTTACCTGACCGGGTTTGTGATTCACACCGAGATCACCGACGAAGCACTCGCCGCCTGACCAGACGCGGCATCAAAGGCCACCCCGTCCGACTGGCGGGTGGCCTGGCAACCGGCAAACTCCTGCCAGCGGCGAACAATAACGTCGCAATACTTCGGATCGAGTTCAATCACGCGTGCATGCCGGCCCGACTTCTCGGCCGCGATCATCGTCGTACCGGATCCACCGAAGGCATCCATCACCACGTCCCCTGGGCGGCTTGAGTTGCGGATCGCCCGCTCCACAAGCTCCACCGGCTTCATGGTCGGGTGCAGGTCGTTCTTGTGCGGTTTCTTGATCTGCCAGACGTCGCCCTGGTCGCGGTCGCCGCACCAATGGCGCTTGCCGCCCTCCGGCCAGCCATACAAGATCGGCTCGAACTGGCGCTGGTAATCGGCGTGGCCCAGAGTGAATGTGTTCTTGGCCCAGATGATGAAGGTGGACCACTTGCCCCCGGCGGCGCGGAAGGCGGATTGCAGGGTGTCGAGTTCGGAGGATGACATGGCGATGTAAACCGCGCCCCGGCAGTGCGCCAACGTTGGCGTCAGCGCCGCCAGCAGAAAATCGTAGAAGCCATCACCGAGGTTGTCGTTCAGGATCGCCCGATCCTTGCCACGCTGCCTGTCCTTGGCCGTGTTGGCGTAGTTGACGTTGTAGGGCGGGTCGGTAAAAGCCATGTCAGCCCGCTCGTCGACCAGCAGTGCCTCATAGCAATTGGCATCGGTGGCGTCGCCACAGAGCACGCGGTGGTCGCCACAGATCCAGATGTCGCCCGGACGCGATACAACCGGTCCGAAGGATTCCGGAACTGCATCCTCGTCGGTCTGCCCCTCGGTCGTGGATTCCTCACCGGCCAACAAATCGGCCAGCGCGTCAGCGTCGAAACCAGTGAGCGACAGGTCGAAGTTATCGTCTTGGAGTGCGGCCAGTTCCACCTGGAGCATAGCTTCGTCCCAACCAGCGTTCTCGGCGATACGGTTGTCCGCGATCACCAGGGCGCGGCGCTGGGTGGGGGTGAGATGGTCGAGCACCACTACCGGAACAGTCGGGATGCCGAGTTTCTGGGCGGCGGCGAGCCGACCATGACCCGCCACGATCACGCCGTCGCTCCCGGCGAGGATGGGATTCGTAAAGCCAAATTCAGCAATGGACGCGGCGATCTGCGCGACCTGGGCATCGTTATGTGTTCTGGCGTTTCTTGCATACGGCAGCAGTTTGCCGGTGGGCCACTGCTCGATCTTGTCGGCGAGCCAGGAGATGCTCATGCCTGTGCCCCCAACCGATCGGCGGCAACGGCATCGAAGGTCTGGCCGCTGGCAAGTAACGTCACCGGCACGCCAGGATGATTCTGTTGGAAACGCTTGATGGCCACGTCCACATACTCCGGCGCGATTTCCACCGCCCGTACTTTCCGTCCGGTCCGTTGCCCGGCAAGCAGCGAGGTGCCGGAGCCGCCGAAGGGTTCGAACACGATTCCGCCCACGTCGGTGAAGGACTCCATGATGTGCACCGGCAAGTCGACCGGAAACACGGCCGGATGGTCGATGTCCTGACCGATCTTGCCCTTGTGCCGCATGATGCGAATCACGCTGTCGGGTATGCGGTGGTCCTGGGTGGGGGTGCCGGAATGCGTCCAGCCCCCAACCTCACCATCCTTGCCGCGCATGGCTGTCGATGAGCCATCGGCGCGCAGGTGCGTTTCCTGCCCGGCGAATTTGCACGGCACGATCTTGTTGGGTTTGCGGCTCTGGCGGTTGAAGTGGAAAACGAATTCGAAACTCGGGGCCAGTCGGCCAGACCAATCGCCAGGCATCCCCGGCCCCTGGTCCCAGACATACCAGGCGAAGCGCCGCCAACCTTGGGCGCGCATCCAGTCGAGCCAGCCGTTCCAGTAGGGGAGCACTTCATTGTCGCGATGGATCAGTCCCAGGTTGACCAGGACCTGGCCATCGGCGGCCATGGGCAGTCGGGCGAAGACGCCGCACATCAGGTCATCCCAATCGACGATGGCGTTGGTGTAGTCACGTTGGCTGCCATAGGGCGGCGAGGTGAAGCACAGATCGGCGGCCTCTCCAGCCATCAGCGCTGCAACCACATCGGCGTTGGCGGCGTCGCCACAGATCAGGCGGTGCGCACCCAACTGCCAGACATCGCCCAGGCGGGAGACAGGATTGGCCGGGACGTCGGGCACCTCATCGGCGGCCTCCGGCTCGTCCGGACCCAGCGCGGCTTCCTCATCAACTGCAACAGCCTCGGCGAGCAGTCGTTCGATCTCAGCGTCATCGAAACCGGTGTGCAGCAGGTCATAGCCAGCCTCCTGCAACTCAGCCAGTTCCAGGGCCAGCAGTTCCTCGTCCCAGCCTGCCTGCAAGGCGAGTTGGTTGTCGCCGATCACGTAGGCCCGTTTCTGGGTTGGGCTCAGATGGCCCAACTCAATCACCGGCACTTCGGCCAGCCCCAACTTGCGAGCGGCTGCCAGACGACCGTGGCCAGCGATGAGGCCGTTGTTGCCATCCACCAGGAGGGGATTGGTCCAGCCGTATTCCACGATGCTGGCGGCGATCTTGGCCACCTGCGCCTCGGAGTGGGTCCGGGGATTGCGGGCAAAGGGGATGAGCGTCTCGACCTTGCGGTATTCGACGGCGAGCGTGTTCAGATCAAGGACTCCGAATTGGCGCGTGCTGCGCTGGAAACGACAAAGCCCGCCGACGAGCAGACCGTGGGCGGGCTCAGGAAATCAGTTCGGGGTGCAAACCTGCAAACCCCGCAAACCCTGCAAACCTCGGTTTGCAGTCGGACACTATCGAAAGGCCGCGCTCTCGCCTCCCGCATGGCGGAGGCGACAGGAAGGACCCGTTGAATATCTGCCGACCATCTGACACTCAAAAAATGACCACCCGAAGGTGGTCAGAAAAACCTTCCGTTGCGGAAGGTCAGGGAGCTTGTGCGTCTGGTCGACGATAGCGAAATCCTACGGGAAAACCGCCCGAAATGTTGCAGCTGGCGAAAGCCGCTTCGACCCGCATCCATCCTCGGAATCTCCTATTGACCTGCGATTCCCGGCAAATTGCCGCAACTCCCCTCATAGAGTCGGTGCACTCGCGAAACGTCCAGCTCGAAGTGGGATGTGTTGATTCAGGTTGTCGGCGACGACCCGCAATGCCCGCTGCCAGCGCCGCCACGCCGTGGTGCGATCGCAGCCGAAGCGCCGGCAGACATCCTTCCACTCGTACTCCTTGGCTCGCATCCAGATAAGGTGGCGCTGCTCCTCTTCCAGCCACTGCACCCAGCGCATGGCCTCCAGCATCCGCTCGATGGCCTCGGGGCTGGGCGGCAGGGGCCGCAGTTCGATGTCCTCGCCGGACATGGCCTCCCACTCCTGGCGGGCGAACAACGGCCAGACGGTGAAGTATCCCTGCACCCGCACACGGGGCAGTCGCCGGCTGGTGTGCACCGTCTCCTGGAAGCGAGCGGCCACGTCCTCGATGGTCCATTCAGCCATGGTGGCCTCCCTTCCCCGACTCGCCATAGAGCCGCTCGCCGATGCGCCGGATGAACTCGCGTTCGACGAAATCCAGGCGATCGTCGGCCTCGGCAACCACCAGGATGTGTTGGCCGCGCCAGCCGTCCCGCTTCACGGCTTCCAGGTCGGTGGCCTCGGGCAGGTGACGGGCCAGGGGGCTGCGGTAGCGTGGTTCCGGGATCTTCATGCGCCCACCTCCTGAGTCTCGATGGCGAAATGGAGTAGCGCCAGGGCATCCGCCTCGTTGTCGTCGCGGGGGGTGTAACCACGCGCCGTGGCTGCCGCGACCATGTCGGCCTTGCCGGCGTTGCCCTTGCCCGTGGCGTGCTTCTTGATCGTGCCCACCGGCACGCCCTGGTATGGGATGGCGTGGTGTTCGCACCAGGACGTCAGTGTGGCCATGAAGCCGCCGTAGGCGTGGGCGGCATCGATGCCCGCGTGCCGACGCACCTCCTCGAAGTAGACGACATCAATGCCGTCGCCGCTGTGCTTGATCTCGGTGAGCCATTTACGAAACCGTAGGTAGCGCATGCCGCCGCCCTCGAAGCGCTGCGGCTTGAAGTCCTCGGTGTCGCTGATGATCTGGCCGTCCTTGAGGCGGATGGCCCAGCCGGTGTGGGTGCCCAGGTCCAGGGCAAGGATGGCGGTGTTCATCGTCCAACCTCCATCTGGCCACCCAGACCAGACTGCCCTCCACGTAGGAGAGAGGGAGTCTGTGCTCCCTCTCCTACGTAGTAGGAGGGGGTCCGCATGCAAACATATGGAGCAAGGTAAATCGTTGATTCATCGGAAAATACGGAAGATTGCGGAAGCTTGCCGCAAACATCCGCATGCAAACTTCCAGAACACGGAGAATCCTTGTAAATCAATGACATTTGTTTGCAGTCAGTTTGCAGTTTGCGGAAGTTTGCGGGACTTTCCGCAATCATCCTGAGCAGGGATTTCATCAGGCAACGCATGTGTTTTCCTCCTCCTGGTAGATCCAGATTTCGGGGTTTTCGACAGGGAGTGGCGCCCCGGTCTGGGGGCACTTGTAGTGGGTGGGCAAGACCCGGATCGACTCGGTTAACATTTCGCCCGTGGCCTCATCCGGCGGGCCGATGGCGCGGTTGAACACCATGCCATCGACGCAGAGATAGCCGTTCCTGCTGCGACCGACCGAGGGCAGGCCATAGGGCTGGTGGTCGCGGAAGTATTTGATGTAGCCCTTGCTCGCCAGCACGGCCAAGCGCTCGTTGATGGTGCGGGAAGCGCCCAGCCCTGCCTGGCTCTCGAAGGTCTCGGCGAACTGGTTGGCCGTGTAGCAGCGGCCCTGGCCTGCCTCATCGAACAGGATCTGCAGGATCACGTCATGCTTGCGCCGCCGCTCCGCATCCAGGCGCTCACCGTAGTCCTTCATCACCAGGCGGTCACTGTCGTCGACCTCGCGCCAGACGCCCTGAATCTTGTCGACGTGCTTGAGTGGGATGCCCGCGCCGTTGCGCAGCTCGAAGATGAGTTGCCGAGTCGTCCGGGACTCATCGGGGCGGTACAGGATCATCCCGCTGCTGTAATAGCCGCGCAGGCTGCCTGCGCCCGCAAGCGCCTGGAACGGATCTTCCTCGAACTGCTTCTTGGCGAGCTTCCGGGTGTGGTGGACCAGGATCACGCCGGCATCCGGGTTCACCTCTTGGCGTAGTCGTTCCACCCGCTGCGACAGGAAGTACAGCATGGCACCGTTGTCGTTCTCGCCACCGGCGTCGCCGCCGTCGAACACGTTGCGTATGGGATCGATGGCGATGATGTCGGGCGGCTCGCCGCCGAAGGCACGCTGGATGGCCGGGATCACCTGCGCCAGGCCTGCGTCGTCGAGGATCAACCGCAGCTGCGGTGTGGCGACGAAATTCACCCGTGCATCCAGTACCCGATGCGAGGGCAGCCGGATGCCTTTCACCCGCTCGCGCAGGTAGTAGTACTGCACCTCGGCCTGCAGATAGAAGACACGCAGGGGGCGCGCTGGATGCATGCCGAGGAAATCTGCGCCCGCTGCCATGTGGGTCAGCCAGGCGAGCAGGAAATCGCTCTTGCCGACCTTTGGCGCGCCGCCGAACACCAGTAGGCTGGCCGGAGGCAGCACACGAGGCGCAATGAGGTCCAATGGCATCGGCGAATCGTCGTCAAGCATCGCCCCCAGGCTGAAGGTGGGCAGCAGGACCGGGGCCGCCTTGATCACCCGCCGCTCGCCTTCGCGCAGGAAGCTCGCGACGTCGAACCCCTGCTCGAAGGCATCGGCCGCATCCCAGCCGATGGGCTGATCGGCCGGCGGCACCAGGATGGCGACCGAGGCAGCTCCCGCCGCCACGCTTGCCCGTGCGGCGGCTTCGGCGTAATCCCAGCCCGGAGGATCACGATCCGGCCAGATCACCACGTCCTTGCCGGACAAGGGTGACCAGTCGGTCTTGTCGATGGGCGCCCGCGCGCCGTTCATCGCCGTGGTCGCAGTGATGCCCTGGCGGATCAGCGCATCGGCGCACTTCTCGCCTTCTGCCAGGATGACGGTTTCGGCCTGGGCGACGTCTGGCAGGTTGTAGAGTGGCCGGGGGTCGGGGGCGCGGCACATCCGGGCGCGCACGTCCCAGGGGCGGAACTCCTTGCGGCCCGGTTCCGGATCGTAGCGATAGACGCAGGCGATCAGTTCTCCGGTGGGGCTCAGGTAGTCCCACTTGGCGGTATGGGGGCCGAGTTCGTCCCTGGGCGCCTCTGTGCGTGCAGGCGTCGGCTGGGCCAGGGACTGACCTGCCAACCGGGCAGCGGCCTCCATCACCGCGCCGAAGTCGCGCCGGCTGTCCAGTCCGTGGCAGAGTCCGATGAGCTCGAACACATCACCGCCCTGACCCGTGGCGTGGTCGAGCCACAGCCCCGCCTTGTCGCCGTCGAGCGCCACCTCCAGGCTGTCACCCGGATCGCCGTGGAGGTTGCCCACAACGAATTTGTGGCCGCGCATCTTTCCTGCTGGAAACAGCGCATGTAACACCGAAGGCAGCCGGGCGAGCAGTTCGGCGCGCAGGATTTCGCGTTGTGCGGTCAGGTCGACCCGGATGCCAGTGATCGGTGGCACCTCGTTGAAATCAAGCACACGCAGCCTCCCGCAGAGCCTGGGCACGAGGCTGGCTGCGACTGGATTTGGCTGACTTTATGGGCTTCCAGAGCGCATCCTCGTTCACCAGATAGCCGGCCTTGGCCGCCACCTCCCGCACGAAATCGAGATCGATGCCGATCAGGTCGCACCAGAAACCGAGGCCCGAACCGCTTACCAGGAAGCGTCGTGCACGGTGGCGCTGGTTGTCGTCGCGGCCGATGGCATCGCCAATGGCCTGGGCAATCATCGCCACCCAAAGTTTCGTTTCCGGGCAGACCGTGACCACATGGCGCAGCAGGACTCGCTGAACCGCCTGGATGCCGATGTGGGGCCGAGCCGGCGACCACATCTCCATGCCGCCCTGCGCGTTGAAACGGATCTTTGCTTTGGTTTTTGGTTTCATTGGGTTCTCCAACAACGGTTAGCCCAGGCGCACATGCGGCATTCGACGTGCGATGGTTCGGTGGTCATGCGAGGGAGTTGGTCGCCAGCCTCTGTGGCGGAGATCACCTTCACCGCCCGGTCCGACATGCGTTGCGCCAGGGCGGCATCGAATGGAACACGCTCGGCGTAGATCTCCATCGTGTCGGCGTTTACCGCAGTGAATAGGGCCGGGTGCTTGTAAAGTTCGAGATAGGCCTGGTAGATCGCCACCTGGGCGGCGTACACGGGTTTGGAAACGGCGAGATGCCGCTTCTCCAGATCGCGCCAGGATTTGCCACCGAGGCACTTTGACTCCCAAAGCGCCGGGTAGGCGAAGCCCTCCGGGCCGCCGACGATCACGCCATCGATATGCCCCTGCAGCCGGCCATCGAGCAGGCTGAAGCCGAACTGCTGGCCATCCCGGCCATGGGTGCGCAGGTCGAACCCAGCCAGACGCAGCCAGTTCACCATCTGCGCTTCGTTGTCGTGACCACGCTCGAAGATTCGCAGGATGCGCCCGGAGAATTCCTTGCCTGGATCCACCGGCGCGGCGGCGTACTCGAACTGCAGGGCGCGCTCGCAGGCCACCCCGAGCCGCGAGGCCCCGAGGTAGGCGCGGCGCTCCTGCTGCCGGGCCTTTGCCTGCATGCCGGCATCGACCAAGGCGGTGATCTGGCCGGAGAGGGAGGAAGTGGAATTGAAGTCGAGCATCAGGCTGTCCTCCCTACAGGCCGAACGGGTGCGGACAGCGCCTGCTCATGGGTGGCGACCATGGCCTCGGTCCAGGCCGTGACGATGGCGTTGACCACCGCCAGGGCCTCGGCCTCGCTGTAGTGGCCCAGGGGCTTGTCAAAGCCGATCTCGGCGGCCGCCTCGCCGAATGGGCGCAGGCAGGCCCGCATGGCGGCAAGTTCCATCTCGGTCGGATCAATCATGAACACTTCCTCCAGTTCGGGGTCCTTGTCTTTCCAGGATCCATAGAGGGCATGGAAGGCGGCCTGACACCGGCGCGAGCAGAAGACCCAGTTGCGCGGAACGGAGCGGAGATCGCTGGGCCGGTAACGGGTGTCCATGTGCCCGAACCCGAAGGTTTGTCGTGTGCAGATGAGGCATTTCACGCCACCTCCTGCATCAGGACCGCGTCGTTGGCAGAGTGGCTGGCTTGCTCACCGGCGCGCAGCACCAACTGCTGGATCGCACGCTTGTTGAACTGGAAGGTCAACAAGACCGAGGCCTGGTAGCGGGTTAGACCGAAATCTGCTCGCTTTTCGGGGGGCAGATAGTTGAGTTGCTTCTCCGTGGCCGGCTCGTTGATCCAACGGCGCGTCTTATGCGCGGAGCCCTCCGACTCGTGGTCGTTGAGCCAGTCGTCGGCCTTGGCCAGGCACACCGTGCGCTCCCCGATGGCCAGGAGGTGGGGGCGGCTTTCCTTGGCCCCGCCCACGGCATACCAGCGACCCGCAAGGAAATAGACGCCGCCCCAGGCACTGAAGCCGGTGGCCATCATGGTGTCGTCGTTCCCGAACAGATCAATCCAGCGGAAGTTCGAGCGCTTGAGCAGGTCGATCTCGCTCATTACGAAGTTGGTCAGTGCCTCCACGGCGCGCACTTCGCGTTCCCAGACATGACCACACAATGGACATTCCATGACGGCGAGCGGGACGATGGCCCCGCAGTCCGGGCAGTCCTTGGTCGGTGCCTCACCCTCCGTCAGGTGGCCGTCGAGGTTAACCTCCTGCTCCAGCGAGCCATGCATCAGGCTGGCCGTACCAAAGTCCAGGACGATACAGTCGGCCTTGATGACGCCGGGGAATTCCTCAGGGTCGATGGTGCGCAGTCCGCGACCGACCATCTGGATGAAGGTGGACTTGTAGGAACTGGGGCGCAGCAGCACTACACAACTGGTCGGCGGGTAATCGTAGCCCTCCGTGAGCACGGCCACGTTGACCACAACCCTGGCCTGGCCCCGTTCATAGTCGGCCAGACGTGCGCGGCGCTCGGTATCGGCCAACTCGCCATGGATCAGCACGGTGGGAATGCCCGCCGCGTTGAAGGCCTGGCAGACGCTGTCGGCGTGCGCCACTGTTGAGCAGAACACGATGGTCTTGCGGTCGCCGGCCTTTTCCCGCCACCGGGCGATCACCGCGTCGGTGATCAACTGCTTGTTCAGGATGGCCGCCACCTCGTCCATGTCGAAGTCGATGGCGGTGCGGCGGACATTGGAGAGTGCATCCTGCACGCCGACGTCGATGACGAAGGTGCGCGGCGGCACCAGGTGGCCGGCGGCGATCATCTCGCCCAGGGAGATCTGGTCGGCGACGTTGTCGAACACCTCGCGCAGGCCCTTGCCATCCCCCCGGTTGGGGGTGGCGGTGAGGCCGCAGATGCCGGCCTTCGGATTCCTGGCCAGCACCTGGTCGATGACCGCGCGGTAGCTGGGCGACGCGGCGTGGTGCGCCTCGTCGATCACCAGCAGGTCGAGCGTGGGCATCTGCTCGAGATGGAGTCCTCGCGAGAGGGTCTGCACCATGGCGAAGGTGGCGTGGCCCGCCCACGATTTCTCGGTCGCGTCGAACACCGAGGTCGTGAGGCCCGGGTTGACGCGGGCGAACTTGGCGCGGTTCTGGCCGGTGAGTTCCGTGCGGTGGGCGAGGATGCAGACCTTTGCGTCCGGTTCTGCCAACAGGCTACCGGCAACCGCCGACAACATGATGGTCTTGCCGCTGCCCGTCGGGGCCACCGCCAGGGTGTTGCCATGCTGATCGAGTGCATCGAGCGTGCGCTCGACCAGCAGGGTTTGTCGGGGACGAAGCATCATGTCGGCGTCCTCCCTTACTGCGCCCAGGCGGGTTTGCCGCCGGGAATTCCCGAGGGTCGGGCTGCGGGCGCGGCAGGCTGCGGATAGGAAGGCATCGCCGGGGCTCCACCTTGGCCGCCACTCGACGGCCCCGTCCTGGCGGCCACTCCCATCAACGCCGCATAGTCCTTGTGATCCGGCTCGATCACTGCCTTGATGGTGTTCTTGTCGTTGCCCTTGGCATCCTTTTCGATATCGATGCGGGCTGCAAACTCCATGCCGTCGAGTTCGGCAAAGCCGCCGATGCGCCGGGCTGCCACGGCTTGCGGGCTGTTGTCACCCGGATGCACGTTGCGGGCGCTGTTGAGGGCTGCACGCACGAAGGTGCGGCCCATGGCCTGCCAGGTGGGGCCCTTGGAAGAATGCAGCCCCACGTTCCACCAGATCTTGCGCCGGGCATAGGGGCCTTCCATGACCACGCCCTCGAAGGCGAGATAGATGGAACCCGTGTCCTGGGAGTAGGTGGCCCATCCGCCGGTCCAGCCCTGCGCGGGATCATCGTAGCCACCCGGCTTGATGGCCGTGCGGATGCGCGCCAGGGTGCCTTTCGGGATCAGATCGAAGGAGGTTTGTTCTGCGGCGTCGTTGTAATCGAAGAAACTCATGGTCAGGACTCCTGAGAAAGGGATTCGGTGCTGGATGCGGGGGTGGGGGCCGGGCGTGTGAAGTCGAGCCGCTGGGCGGCGGGCCGGGCGGGGCCGGCGATCTTGTCCATGAGGCGACCGAGGTGCGGCTCCTCGATGGCATCGAGCCGCCCGGAACGATCCTTAGCCGGATAGCCCCATTCGTTGAGGGTGTGGCAGACGAAAGCGCGATACGCGGTGCCGTCGTCAGCCTTGAGTTCGGCCAGCGTCACCACCTCGTCGACGATGCCCGGCAGTTCGAGCCCGGTCTTGGAGCCGTCGATCTGCAGTTGGAAAATCCGCCGATTGAAATCGTCGAGCCGTTCGTCGAGGATGCCGACGAACCAGACGTTCTTGCGCCGGGTGTGCTGCAGATGGGTGAGCCAGGCGATCATTTCCTGGCCCATCAGGCCATAGGCGCCCCGGCTGTCCGGCTTGCCGGTCTTCTCGGAATAGGCCTGCGGCTGCCCCTTGCACCATTGCAGGCAGAAGCGCCCTGCCACGGTGATGGAGTCGACGAAGACGGTGTCGTATTTGTCCAGCGCGGCGGGGTCACCGAAGCGCTGGCAGACGGCTTCGAAATGGGCATGACTGAACGGCTGGTCGTCGCGCAGCGCTGGGTTGGGACCGCCGATGAAGACCGCGAAGTCACGGCATTCCTGCCATGTGCGGGGACGGATGGTGTCGCTCGCATTTCCCTCTACGGCCAGGTCGCCCGCCTCGAGGTCAAGAAACAGGGTAGCCACGGGATTGAGCGTCCACAGCTGCGAGGTCTTGCCGATGCCGGATTTGCCGACGAGCACGCCCTTGACGCCGCGACGCTCGGCCAGCCGTTGCTCGGCGGAGATGATGGGAAGTGCCATCACATTCCCTCCTCGCCACGACGCAGGGTGAACTTCGGCGCCTTGGGCTTCATCGTGCGCGCGGCCTCGAAAGGCTGGCGCAAGGTGTCCGGCCAGGCTTTGAACTTCGCCTCGCTGACACTGTATTTCGTGACAATGTATTGGGCGGGGTCTTCACCGCTGGCGGCGATCTGGCTCCAGATGGCCTGGAGTTGCCGCTGATCCCACTGCGTGTCCTTGCCGATCTCGATGGCGATGTCGTATTCACCATCGGTGATGTGCGTGGTGCCGGTATCCCTGCCCAAGGCGTGCAACTGCGTCCGGGCCTGCTCGGCAAAGCGCAGATCCAGACCGCCCTGGATCATGGTGGCTAGGGCGGCGAGCCCGGATTTCAGATTCGCCTCGAAGCGCTGCAGGTCGGCCACGCATGCCAGAGGCAGGTCACGAATGACCTGTGCCGACAAGCCGAGGTAGGGAACTGGCAGATCGATGCCGCTGGTAGCAAACGCCACTTCCATAGGCATGCTCAGGTTGGGGGAGGAAGTGTTCATGCCATTTCCTCCGCCGTGGCGCGCTTCGAGGTGCTGGTCTTGAGGCACTGGACTTCATAGGCCTCGATGTCCTCCTGCCGATACAACACTCGGCCATGGATCTTGAGATGGATGGGACCGATGCCCTCGGAACGCCAGCGTTCCAGGGAGGCTTCGCTGATGCCCCAGCGGTCGGCCAGTTGGCGTTGGTTGAGATGTTTGATGCTCACGTTTGACTCCTTTCGGTGGTTGCGGAAACGTGAGGCGGATTGTGGAAATCAGGGGGTGGGCAAACCGGTGGGCAAGGTGGACGGAACCTGTGGGCAAATCAGGTAATCGATTCCTGCCAAGGGATCACAGACAAAAAAAAGCCCGGCGATCAACCGGGCAGGAGAGCAATCTGCTCTGGGGCATCGATCGTTATCAGCCCTTGGGCGGGAACGGATCGTTGCCGTAGCTGTTGCGTTCGCGGATGCGTCCGTTCTCACCGTGGATGAGCACTTCGCTTTGCTGGTTGATCGCGATGTCACGCGCCGCACGTTCGGCATCAGCCTGCGTGCGGTGATGCGAGGTATCGCGTTCGTTGCCTTCGCCGCGAACGGCCCATCCGTCTTCACGGGGTACTACATGCTGGTTCTTGCCTGCCATATCGGTTCCTTTCGGAAATAGAGTTTGTGATCAGGGAATGATTGGGGACGTTATCTGTGCGTTTACCTCCTCACTAGGGTTGCGAATTCAGGTTTCAGCCAGTAGTGACCCTTCTGGTCTGCCTCGGCGAAGACCTCGAAGATCAGCCGGTGACGTTTGATGATGTCGGCAAGACGGAACTTCTCTGGTTCGATACCCAGCCGCTCGGCCAGATGGCGTTTATGTACTTCATCGCCGTCAAACTCTTCCAGCACCGTGAGAAGTCCATGAAGTTGCGGCGGAACTTTGTGTTCCAGCCCCTCGATGAGCGCGACCCGTTTGCTGTGCAGCAGGCGCAACGAGGTTTCCCTCGTATTGACAGTCGGCACCATCCCGGTGAGGTAGGCATCCAGGTTCTCGACGACCAGCCCCGCCTTCCTGAGATGCGCCACTGCGCGCAGGGGCACGGTCAACCGGTCTCCGAGTACCGTTTTCGTCAAGGCCACAGGATCGCTGGAGGTGATGATGACCTCGGCGCCCGGCGCGACCTGTCTGTCGAGTTCATCGCGCACTATCGCCGCCGACGGCACCAGGTGCCGCCCAAAAAACAGAGTAAGCCGCCTGCGCCTGTATTCGGCTTCGCCCAGACGCCAGAGAACATCCGGCACGACGGCATCGGGTGGGCTACGTGACGTCAGGTGCAATGCACTTGCCAGCCAACCGGCAATTTTGGCCGAATGGGCAAGCCAGAGACGGGCCTGATCGGGCCGCAAGCGGATCCAGCCACAATCCGGGCAATAGCCCCGGTACGGGAAGGCGCCCCTGTCGTCATCGGTGTTCGCGTTGGGCTCGATGACCGGGCCGCAGCAGTCCGGACAGACGATGCCGGCGGTCAGGTCGTTCGACAGGGACAATGCGCCCACCTCGCGCAGATGACGGTACACGTCCATTCTGTCACCCCGCCAGATGGCATCCGGCTCCAGGCGAGGGTCAGGCTGTTCGAGCAGCCAGCACAGTTCAGTGAATGCCTGATCTCTCACGCAGGCATTTCCAAGGACAGATCAGTCGAGGCAGGCGTGCCAGCGCTGCTTGCCGGGGTCTGCATCACCCCCCACGCCTGCAACAGTGCCTCGACCAGCTGGGCATCTGCTTCGTCCATGTCGCGCAGATTGCTGATTCCTGCCTGCTTGATCTCGATATGCAGCACTCGGCCTGATTTGTCACCATCCCTTGGCAGGAAATACAACGAGACAACCGCTTCCAGGATATTGAAACCCTGACTCATCAGGACATGGTCAAGCCGCTGTGCCTTCACGCAGTCGAGGACGTCGGGTGCGTTCTTTTGGCCGGGCGGCTTGATGATGTGGTCACAGTGTGGTGGCAGGTTGGCATGAAGCCTGGCTTGGGAGAGCCGGATTTTTTCGACACCATGTGCAGCCAGGTCGATCTGACTGTCATCGAACAGCTCGAAGCCATCGCGTAAGCGATTGAGAAAGAACATCGGCGCGTCGATGTTTTCGACCTGCAAAGGTTTCTGGAAGATGTGCTTACCCAGGAGAGGCAATAACTTTTTCAGGGTTTTCTCGCCCCCAGACGCGAGGATGTCCATCACACCGGTTGCCGGGTAGATGACGGCATCCATCTTCATGGGGGGCCTGATGTCCCGCCAGCGTGCGCGATCGTCATCTCCGAATTCCAGCTGGCGCTGGACGTTGTCCTCAATGAGCAGTGCCAGCTGCACGCCACCGTCGAGATGGCGGTCGACAGGTTCGATCTCGCAGGCGCGGGGCCGGCCTTTTCGAGGTGTGAATGCCTCGCCTACCGCCAGCTCAAGTGCCCGAATGTCCTCGGTACTACGAAACAGTACATCGCACGGTGGGAACTTGAATCGTTTCCACCCGCGTATGCCGGTGCGCAAGTTGGCGTCGAGGATGGCCGCAGCAGCTTTGAACAACTCAGGCCAGTTGGCCATAGTCCACAAGGCACGCTCGGCATCACATGAAAGCTTGGTGAAATCGTCGTGCAACGCCGCGTCTGGCTTGGCGACATTGCGAATGGCATCAATGCCGCGCCGGTTGGCAAAGGCATGAACCTGTCGCAACTCACCAAGGACCATTCTGGTCAGACTCGCGTCGAGTGATTCCGTGATCGCGATCAGGGATTTTGTCAGTTTGTCCGCTGGCACGCCCCAGTCATGACCGTCGGGAAGCGCGATCGCACGTGACTGGAAGTAGTACTGCCAGGAACGGCCTGGCACCTGATGGATCAAACGGCGGTAGTTGAAGGCGGCCATCTTGGTGTTCCTTTTCGAGATAGGCCACAGTCCATCCGACATTCGTCCGGTGTGCGTGAGGCCGGGTTGCGTCAAAGCACCCTTTAGTGGCGCATATAAACAAATATATTCGTTCGCTATATCGGGTGTTTGCGGCAAGTTAACAGCCGATGATTGTCTTGTCAAGTCGGTGCTATTTCGTTCGGAATAATGTATGTTTCCACCAGTGAAAAACCTTTGCAGCCACTGCAAATCCGGTACATAGAGGAAATCAGGAGAAACCTGTGGCAACCCCATTGGGCGAGAAAATCCGCAAGCTGCGTCGCGACAAGAAGTTGAGTCTGGAGGCCCTCGCGGCCGCAGCGGAAATGAGCAAGAGTTACTTGTGGGAGTTGGAGAACAACGACGACGCCAACCCCACCATGGACAAAGTGTCACGCATCGCTGCCGTACTTGAAGTCACACCGGAGTTCCTGGCTCATGACAAGCAGGCCGATACGCCCCAGGATGCGTTCGACAAGGCATTCTTCAGGAACTACAAATCCCTCAGGCCTGAAACCAAGCAGCAACTGCTAGAAATTCTCAAAACTCTCAAGAAGACGCAAGGATGACGGCAGCTGATCTCGGCCCGATCCCTTGGGCAAATCGGCTTAATCGTCTGCTGGATCAGTACCATGGTATCCATGGCGGCCTGCGATATCCGGTCGACGTCGAATTTCTTGCTCAGCAGATCCCACAGCAGTTCAACACGGGTGAACCGATTCTGGTTCGGGGTGAAGAAATCAGCCCGGACTTCGAGGGCTGCCTGCTCAAGCTGGACGACGAGACAGGTGGACCACCCTCCTGGGCGTTGATCTACAACAAGGGACTTCCTTCGCCTGGTCGTATCCGCTTCACCCTGGCACACGAGTTAGGGCACTACCTCTGCCATCGACAACTGCAAGAGGGCTTCAATTGCAATGAATTCGATACCCTGCACTGGGAATCGCCAGAGCGCCAGCTGGAGGTGCAGGCCAACAAGTTCGCTGCCTATCTGTTGATGCCGCGCCCGGACTTCGAAGCACAAATCCGTTCTGCCCCGGTTGATCTCGAAATTCTGGGGGCTTGCGCTGAACGATATGGCGTATCGCTCACCGCTACCGTGCTGAAATGGCTGGAATTCACCCCAATGCGTGCCCTGTTGGTGATGTCGCGCGATGGGCGCGTGCAATGGGCGCGCGGCAGCGAATCGGGCAAATGGCTGGCTATTGCAATGAATAAGCGGCTACCAACCGGGCAGCGAAGGTCATTGCCGGCGCAGTCCACCACCATGCTGAATACAACGAGCAACGTTGATCGGCAAGGTACGGAAGGCTCTGCACGAATCTGGTTCGCAGACGAGCCCGAGGACATGTCCCTTCGTGAGATGAAGATCGTCTCGGATCAATACCGGCAGACCATGACCCTGCTGGTCCTGCCGCCGGAGGTTAAGCCATGGGAGCGCGACAAACGCGATGGGGACGATGACGAAGAACTGGAAAACACCTTCGATCATTTCGTTCGCAACGGCCAGCCACCCGTGCGATAAGGACTGGTAGGTCGAGCATGAGCAAGTACAAGTGGCAGTTCGCACCGCGCTTTCGCCGCCATGCCTTTGGCTGGCGTTCAGATACGCCCATCCAGCGTATCAAGGAAGCTCTCACGGAGATCAAGCAGATCGCCCGGAAAGAGCCTGTCACCGCCGCAGAGGGTGCGGTGACCTTGCTGGAAAAGCTATCGCCTGCCCTGGAGCAGGTCGATAGCTCGTCTGGATCCTTGGGCTCGGCGGTGAACCGGGCCATCGATACGCTGGTGCCGATCATCGCCAATGCTGAGGTTGATCAGCGCGTTCGGCAGCGCTGGCTGGAGCGTCTGTGGAACGCCGTTCAGGAAGATGCCATCCCCTACATCGAGGTTCTCGGCGACTACTGGGGCGAACTGTGCGTGACCACAGAACTGGCGTCAGCCTGGGCCGATGAGTTGTTGCCATTGGTGAAGCATGTCTGGAGCCCACAAGCGTCTGGGCATGGCTTCTTCAAGGGGACGACCGCCTGTCTGGCCTCCCTGTATGCCGCCGGTCGTCACGATGAATTGCTGGCGCTGATAGAGAAAGCGCCCTTCAAGTGGTGGCATGACCGGCGTTGGGGGGTGAAGGCGTTGGCCGCCATGGGCAAGAAAGCCGAAGCCATCCGCTATGCGGAGGAATCGCGCGGACGCAACGATCCGTCCTGGCAGATTGCGCAGGCCTGTGAAGAGATCCTGCTGTCGTCCGGCCTGCTCGACGAGGCCTACCGTCGATATGCACTGGAAGCCAATCAAGGCACGACGAACCTGGCTACATTTCGCGCCATCACCAAGAAGTATCCGAACAAACCGCCGGAGGAAATCCTGCGCGACTTGATCGCCAGCACGCCCGGCGCCGAAGGCAAATGGTTCGCCGCTGCCAAGGATGCCGGCCAGTTTAATGTAGCCATTGAGCTGATCACGCGTAGCCCGACTGATCCCCGCACGCTGACCCGCGCCGCCAGGGATTTTGCTACAGAGCGGCCAGACTTCGCCGTTGCCTCCGGGTTGGCTGCCTTGAGCTGGATTTCACAAGGTGCTGGCTTCGACATTACGGGCGCGGATGTACTCGCTGCATACACCGCCGTGATGCAGGCAGCTTCCGGAGCCGGAGTCGATGCTCTGCATATCAAGGCGCAGATCCGCGAGATGACATCCGGCTCGCACCCTGGAAACCAGTTCATGAATTCGATCCTGGCACATCATCTGTCGACCTGAGTCGTCATCAGGGTTTGCAAGAACCCGCAGCCATACTCATGCGCCAGTAATTCCCTCATGTCGTCTGTAGCGCCCCATCCGGACAATTTCGCATCAAGCGAGTTGGACAAACAGGAGCGATACCGATGCATGACATCAACCATCTACCCCCCGAGCGGATGACCCCGCAGCAGCGTCGGCACGAGATCGCGTCGTTGCTGGCCAGAGCACTCGTGCGCCTTCGCTGCGGGAAGCCTCGGCAGTCCGCAAACATGGCTGCGGAGAACGAGTTTGACCTTGGCTTCACTGGTAACCAGCGCGTTCATTCAGACCCCGTCAACAATAGAAAAACGGAGCCAAGATGAGCACGCCCACCAGAATTCCTGCGACACCTCCTTCAATCGTTTCGCAGATCGCCAGATTGCCCGACGTCCCTATGGCCGACATCCAGGCCCTTTGGCAGAAACTGTTCGGTGCCGATACGCCGAACCACAATCGGCAATTCCTCGAGCGCCGCATTGCCTACCGGTTGCAGGAGGTGGAGTTCCGCAAGGTGAACGCCAGTCTGCTGGATCGAAACAAGCGCCGAATCGCATCTCTACTGGAGACCGGCAAGATCAAGAAGCGCGATCGTGATTACCGGCCCACAGCAGGTACCGCGCTGACCCGTGAATACCAAGGTGTTGCATATCACGTGGTCGCCACCAGCGACGGCCAGTACGAATTCGAAGGCCGGATGTATCCGAGCCTGTCCATGATCGCGCGTGAGATCACCGGAACCCGGTGGTCAGGGCCACTATTCTTCGGAATCAAAGCCCCTGCCAAACCGAAAGCATCGGTCAAGAAGGGAGGCCGGCGATGAGTGAGGTTCTGAAACGACGCATGCGCTGCGCCGTCTACACCCGCAAGTCCAGCGAGGAAGGGCTGGACCAGGAATACAACTCCATCGATGCCCAGCGCGACGCCGGCCATGCCTACATCGCCAGTCAGCGTGCTGAAGGCTGGATTCCGGTGGCGGATGACTACGACGACCCCGCGTTCTCCGGTGGCAACATGGAGCGACCGGCACTCAGGCGCCTGATGGTCGACATCGAAGCCGGCAAGGTCGACATCGTGGTGGTCTACAAGATCGACCGTCTGACCCGGAGCCTGGCGGACTTCTCCAAGATGGTGGAGGTGTTTGAACGTTACGGGGTGTCGTTCGTTTCGGTGACCCAGCAGTTCAATACCACGACCTCGATGGGGCGGTTGATGCTCAACATCCTGCTGTCCTTCGCCCAGTTCGAGCGGGAGGTCACCGGCGAACGCATCCGCGACAAAATTTCCGCCAGCAAGCGCAAGGGTATGTGGATGGGTGGCATTCCACCTCTTGGATACGACGTTGAGAATCGACGACTGGTGCTCAATGAGCGAGAGGCCAAGATCATCCGGCACATCTTCCAGCGCTTCGTCGAGCTCGGTTCCAGCACAAAACTGGTCAAGGAACTGAAGCTGGACGGTGTGACTTCAAAATCCTGGACCACCCAAGATGGCAAGATTCGCGAAGGCAAGCCCATCGACAAGAGTCTGATCTACAAACTGCTCAACAACCGGACCTACCTCGGTGAGTTGCGCCACAAGGAATTGTGGTACCCGGCCGAGCACACATCCATCGTCGAGCGCGATCTTTGGGACAACGTCCATGCGATCCTGTCCAGCAATGGCCGGGTACGAGGCAACGCCACCCGGGCGACAGTGCCATTTCTGCTCAAGGGCATCGTGTTCGGCCACGACGGACGCGCGTTGTCTCCGTGGCACACCACCAAGAAGAATGGCCGCCGTTACCGGTATTACCTACCTCAACGGGATGCCAAGGAGCACGCCGGGGCATCTGGGTTGCCACGTCTGCCGGCCGCAGAACTGGAATCGGCTGTGCTCGACCAACTGCGCGCGATCTTGCGTGCCCCTGATTTGCTTGGCGACGTGCTGCCGCACGCAATCGAACTCGACCCGACACTCGATGAGGCCCAGATTACCGTGGCCATGACGCGCCTCGACGCGGTTTGGGACCAGTTATTCCCAGCCGAGCAGACCCGGATCGTCAAACTCATGGTCGAGAAGGTGATCGTGTCACTCAACGACCTCGAAGTGCGTCTGCGCGCCAACGGCATCGAACGTCTGGTACTGGAACTGCGTCCTGAGACAGCCGCGCAGGACGAGGAGGCAACAGCATGAGTGAGACGCTTATCCACAAAACAGGAACACCCGATGTCATCGCATCCAGCGATGGCAGGTTGACCCTGAAGGTGCCCATTCAGATCAAACGCCGCAGTGGACGCAAACTGGTCACATTGCCGAACGGCGAAACCGCCAAGCCACGGCCCTGGGATATTGCCGCCACACCACTGCAGTTGGCTCTGGCCCGTGGTCACCGCTGGCTTGCCATGCTGGAGTCGGGTGAAGCGAAGACCCTGAAAGAGATCGCCGTGCGCGAGGGGATCGACAACAGCTACGTGAGTCGGATGGTCAACCTGACCACGCTCGCGCCCGACATCGTGGCCGCCATTTTGGACGATGCACTGCCGAACCACTTGACGCTATTCGACCTGGCAGTCGATCCGCCGGCGCTGTGGGAGGAACAGCGGGCCCGGATCGGATAGAAATCTGTACCAATCAGGGCGCCGAAGATAAAATGGCAGCAGGTGCCCACCTTACTTGCACACGAGTAAAAACAGGCGTTCTGATTCCATAGTCGTTGAAAACCTCTCTTTGAGCCTCGTCGTCGGGGTCTTAAACGTGTGCGTCTGACCCGAAATCGACGTGGTATTCAGGAAAGGTTTGTCATGACAATCAAAGCCCTCGCTTACTCCGCGCAGCAACACCTTCAGGCCAGCACGGGTGGCTCATTCAAACGAGCTCACATCTACGAGTTGCTGGCAGCCTCGTTTGGATTCAACTCCAACGCTGCACTCGGCGCAGACGCCGTTTTCACCGAACAATCGTTATCCAGCCGAAGGGCATCCAGCTATGGTTCGCTCGTTCGAAATCGCTGCATCGAAATTGGGTATCAGCCCGATGTTGCAGATGCGGTCTCCATCGCGCTCCCTGCCTATTTGAGTGAGCGGCAGATCGGTGTCATCACGATTGCTGATTTGGTGGCGCATCTTCGCTATGAAGCGGGGCACCAAGATGATTATTCGGACGACGACGAAGAGCCGGACGATAGGGACGACACCCTAGATGACCAGTGGGTAGATTCTGTCGCGCTGGAGTCACCAATCCTGCTAGATGGGCTCGAAGATGCGGCCTGTAAGGGGAATGCTCTTGCCCACTATGCGTTAGCACTGATCCACGTACCGGAAGAAGACGAGGAACGGAACGTTGGAAGCGATTACTGGCATTCCCAGGCTCAACAGGGGCGGCTCCTGACCGGTGTTGAAAAGGAGTGGGCTGATGACTACGTGACGAGCCTCGCCCGATCGGAGAAGCATGCTCACCATTTGCGCGAAGCTGCGCGACTGGGGCAGCAAGACGCTCTTCTAGAGTTGGCCGACAGGTTTGAAGATCCGGCTTTCTTTGAACAAGCTGCCCCCCATTCCAATGCGGATCCCACCGTTGTCGCCGAGATTGCGCAACGCCTCGGTCGGCATGGCGACGCCAAGAAGTGGCTGACGATAGCTGCCGAGGCTGGTGACACCGAGGCCATGCGTCAATTGATCGAGGAGTATGACCAGCGTGATCTGGTGCGTTGTTGGACTTGGGTTTACTTCGCCAAGCTGAAGGACGTGGATCTGACCATGGACGAGCACTACGCAATTAACGAAGATGGCTCGCCCTATGACGATGACGTCGGGGGGGCTGCCTACGTCGGTGGCCGCGACGGCGTGGTCATCGATCCAATCAGTGCGGAACAAGACGCCACTGCCCGAGATGCTGCGCAGAAGCTTTTGGGAAAAACTCTGCTGGCTAGGTAA